GGTGAGCTAAATGAGGCTCAAAATGGCCAACAAACGGATTCTAAAGAAGTAGAGGTAGAAGGATAATGAAAGACTGCGGATATGCTATACGAAAGGCTTATTTCGACAAGATAAATGCTAACAACTACGAGTTATCGGTATATGATACCATAGCTCCAGATGGTGCCGAGCCTCCATTCTTGTTGATAAGTTCACAGACATCAGTAGAGAATAGTGACAAAACAAGCTATAACTTTGATGTAAGCATACAGTTTGACATAGTGTATAGGACATTTAAGTCTGGAGAGGTAGGTCAAAAAGCTGTGGATGAATGGGCTAATGGCTTATTGGAAATCATAGGAGTAGCTCCTGCAGATTACCCAAACGCTTCTCCAGATTTCAACATAGTTACAAGGAATATGGTGTCAAACCAGGCTACTTTTGACTATGTAGAAGAAACATATATTTTTAGAAGAGTTATAGTGGTAGACCACTTTGTAACTCAAATAGCGTAATATGTACCTTTATAAGATACTGAACAAGAATACTGGGAAGGCTTATATCGGACAAACAATAAATAAGCCAGAAGTTAGGTTTAGTTACCATAGACAAAGGCTAAAGAAGGGTACTCACGACAACGAGTACCTTCAGCGTTCTTTTAATAAACATGGCATAGACTCCTTTATGTTCTATACCATCTTAAAAACTGATGACTTAGAAAGTCTTAATCTTTACGAAGAGCAGTTCATTAAGATTTTAAGAGCAACAGATAGGAACTTCGGATATAACATTAGACCAGGTGGTGCTAATAGTAGATTATCAGAAGAAACTAAAAGAAAGATAGGATTGGCTGGTATAGGTAGAATAAAGACAGAAAATGAAATAAATCTTTTGAGACAAAGAAGCAAAGGTAATACTTGGGCAAGTGTAACAAAAGGTAAAATAGTAAGTCAAGAATCTAAGGATAAAATGTCTTTGGCAAAGCAAGGTGTAGAGAATAGCCATCTTATGAAGGCTTGTAAGGTTTGGGATAAGAATGGTAACTTTGTCGGAGAATTTAAAAGCAAAAGACTTGCTGCTGATTATATCGGCATAAGTTATGGAGCATTAAAAAGTAGGATTAAAAATAAATCAATAAAAGTAATTGAGAATCAATTAAATAAACATTAAAAATTAATATTATGGCCACAACTGGGGTATTCAACGGGACTTTATTAGTCGTTAAAATTGGCGGAGTAGCTGTAGCTCACTCTACATCTTGTTCTTTATCAGTATCAACAGACTTACCAGATTCTACTACAAAAGATAGTGGCGGATGGGCAGCTCAAATTCAAGGACTTCGTTCTTGGTCAGTATCAACAGACGGATTAGCGGTAATTGAATCTGCTGCTGCTGGTGTAAACGTAGAAGATTTATTTTCTTCTGTAAGTTCAAGAACTGATGTAACTTTGACTTTCTCTACTTTCGTAAGTGGTGACAAGATTTGGACTGGAACTGCAGCAGTTGAGTCTTTAGACTTTACTGGTGACATGGAATCTCCAGCTACTTTCTCTGCATCATTCACTGGAACTGGAGCATTAGTGATGACTACCAACGCATAAACTAAAAACCAAAATATATGAGAGGACAATTTAACCTATCACTTTCTGATGGTAAGGTAATACCGCTGCGTTTCTGCACATGGTCTTTAAAGAGATTCTGTCAGTTACAAGGTATAGGCCCAACAGAGATAGGAACAGCTTTAAGCGGTGAATCTGCTTTAGATGCTATCGTTAATTTAGTAAGGTCTGCTGCTGAATACCCTTTCTACAAAGAAGGAAGAACGCCAGATTTTAAAGAGATTGATGTATGCGATTGGATAGATGACATGGGTGGTATCGGTGGAACAAAGTTCCAAGAAATCATGGCTGCACTATCAGAAAGTATGAATAGCGGATTAGAGCAACCTGGTTCTACGTCAACAGAGGCTGGTGAAGAAAAAAAAAATTAGAATGGATTGACATAGAAAGATATACAATGGGGGAGTGTCAAATACTTCCCCATTTGTTTTGGGAGATGACCATGGCTGAATTAGACTTTATTTGGTATGGTTATAGGCATAAAGAAGAGCAAGAATGGGTGAGGTCAAGATGGCAAACTACGATACTTGTCAATATGCAGCTACCTAAAGGCAAAAAGGTTAAGCCTACTGAGCTTTTAGAGTTAGATTGCGATAAGAGGAATAGAAAGAAGAATGTTAGGATAATGACTAACGAAGAGTTAGAGGCAGTTTTAAAAAAATACGAAAATATTAAACCAGTATAATAATGGCGAATAATGAAGGTGTTGATATTATAATTAAAGCTCAAGACCAGTACACTAAGACTATAAATAACATTACGGCTTCTAATGAGTTGTTTGGGAAAAGTGTAAAGAATATTGAAAAAGAGATAGCTGCACTTCAGACCTACATGGTAAAACTTGTTACTTCTGGCATAAGTCCTGCAAGTGGTGCTATTAAGTTATTACAAACTAATTTAGACCAATTAAAAAATTCTTTAGTTCAAACTCAAAATGCCACAAATAGCACTACTACTGTTTTAAATAGCAATGCTGATTCAATAAAGAACTCCAATAAGCAATACATGGCTTTGGCATTAGTATTGCAAGATTTACCTTATGGTTTTAGAGGTATTCAAAATAACTTACCAGCTTTATTTGGAAGTATTGCAACTGGCACTGGTATAGCTTATGTAGCTTTTTCTGGCCTTGTAGCAGTTATTACTGCTTTAGATATGGGTATTATAAAATTTGGTAAAAGCGTTAAGTTAACAACCGATTTTTCTAAGGATGCAGCTACAACTTTTGCAAATGAAACTATAAAATTAGAATCACTTTATACTGTATCTACTAATGTAAATGCAAGTATGGAGGATAGATTACAAGCAGCTAAAACATTAAAAAGCGAATATCCAGATTTATTGTCTTTATATACAGAAGAGCAAATAACTCTTGGAGAAGCTGCTACTGCATATAGAGTTTTAACTGACACTATTTGGCAATATGCACAAGCTAAAGCAGCAGAAAAGTCATTAGAGGAATTAGCTGTTAAGCAAAATGAGTTAAACGTTAAAAGAGTTAAAGCTCAAGCCGACCAAAAAGAAAGAGACATAAAAGGCTTGAAAACTGTAAATTATTTAATGTATAATAATCTTACACTTACTGAGCAATTTAACAAGTTTATAAACGATTTACCTGCAAATGGTGCATTTGGCCCAATAGTAAATTCTTTGCAAGCAATGCAAAAGTCCAGTGATGTATTATATGACATTGAACAACAACAAACTGCAATAAATGATGAGGTATCTATTTACAAGGGCATTGTTAATGAAAATATAAATGCAGAAGATAGATTAGCTAAATTTAAAGCAAATGAATTTGCCAAAGAACAAGAAAGATTAAAAAAGATACAAGAAGCTGAAAAAAAGAAATCAGATAAAATTTTAATTAATCAAGAAAAAGAAAATAAAAAACTTGCTGCATTTGCTGCAAAAAGAGTTGCTTTGGCTGGAGGGGATATACAACGTATAGAAGAGCCAGTTATAGACCCTAAAGCACAAGCTAAAGCATTTGATGATAAAATGGCTTTTGATAAGAAAATGTCAAAAGCAAGAGTAGATTTATTAAAACAACAATATCAATTAGAAGTTAGCGAAGCACAAGGTAGTTTTGATAAAATTAAATTAGCAGAAACCAATATGCGTAATGCCTTAAATCAAGGCTTTATGGATGGAACGATAAAATTATCTGAATATTTAGATGCAATATTTGAACTTAGAAAAAAGTCTAACGAAACAGTTACAAGTGAGTCTAAGGCTGCTATGCAAGATATAGTTCAAATGGGCATTGGTATTATGAATGCTTTAGGCCCTGCTTTAGATTTGTTATTAGAAAAAGGTGCAAGTATAGGTGAAGTTTTAAGTAAAGCATTTACTGATATTATTAAAAAATTAGTCAAGGTAGCTATTGCAGCCGCTATAGCTGTTGCTGTAATTTCTTTACTACCTGGAATGCAAGGTAAGATTGCACAAGCTGGTGGTGCATTAAAATATTTTGGTAATCTTGTTGGTGCAGGAATGGGTCTTGGTGCTGACTTATTTAGTCCTACAGCTAAAGGTGGAATATTTGGTGGCCCTTCTTATAGACTTGTAGGAGAATATCCTGGAGCCGCTAATAATCCAGAGGTTGTAGCTCCATTAGATAAATTACAATCTATGCTTGGAGGAAGTGGTGGTGGAACACTTGAGGCAAGAATAAGTGGTAATGATTTATTAATTTTGATGAATAAAGCTCAAAGAAACAAACAAAGCACTTTTTAATGGCATACGGACTAAAATATACACTTACATTTGACAACGTATTTGTTAACCCAGCAAGTACCAATAAGACTCAATATAGAGCATCTATCTATAAAGATGGATATGGAGGCAGTAGCTTTCCATTAATCGGAACTGGTACTCCAGTTGTAATAGAGACTATAGATAGCGAGGGTAAATCATTTAATCCAATCATATCTAAAAAAGCTACTGTAAATCTTATTGTTGATGACAACTTTGTTATAGAAGAGTTTTTTAATGCTGATGATAATGATTTTAAGTTAATATTAGAATCTGGCGTATCTGTTGGTGGTGCAGCTCCTGCATCATGGACAACATTGTTTGTTGGTTTATTTGTGCCAATTGAACAGATTATTTATAGCCCAGTATCAATTAAAGAGTTTTCAATAGTATTTAACGATGGTTTAGCTAATCTTAAAGAAAAGAAAATATACTATGATTCTACATTTGTCATAGCTTTTAACGCATCAGAAACCTATTCTTTTAAAGATATTTTAACTAATGCTTTTGGTTCTAACGTATTAGGATTAAACTATAATGTAAATTGGTATTATAAAAATACTGGGATAGCTGATAGAGAACTTGAAAATATGTATGTTCAAAAGAACGCATTTATAGAAAGTGCTGGTAACTATCTTACTTGGTATAATGTATTACAAGGTATATGTAGAAAGTTTGGATTTATATGTCATCAAAAAAATGGAGAGTATTTTTTAACATCTTACGGTTCATTAACAAGAGATACGTCAAGAGACTACTTTAAGTATAATAGTGCTGGTACATATCAGTCTACTTTTACTGAAACTGATACTACTGTAACTATAGATGATTCTGATAACTTTAAACAAATTGGCAAGTCATTACAAGTTTCTTTATCTAAAGGCAATAAGTCATATACTACAAATAGTAATTTGCAGAATGTTATTCAATGCGTACTTAATGGAGACTTTAGCTCATGGGCATCAAGTACAAGTGTAGATGCTTGGAGTGGAAGTTTGACATATCAAAGAAATGGTAGTACAAACCAAGCAAGGTTTTTTACAAGTCAAGCTGTAGGTTTAGGTTCTGGTTCATTTATAGAATCTCAATCATATAATTGTGTTGCTGGTGATATTATTTCGGTATGGTCAGATATAAATACTGGTGGTTTATTTGCTGAATCTGCAAGAGTAATCTTAGTACCAAATGATACTACTTTACCTACTTACTATTGGAATCCAAATGGCTCTTTTCAAGATACAGATTTTATACTTGACCATAATTCATTTGATGGCTCTACTTATAAATATACTTATATACCAAATGATGGTAAATTATTTGTTAGGATATATCAACCTTATTATGTAGGCCCTACAATTCCTAATTTATTTACCTATGTTGGCTTTTTTAGAATACAATACTATGGTGTAAATTCAAGTGTTCAAAATTTTACAGCTCAAATAAACGAGGCTGCTAAAGACAGCCTATTTAATAAGGATAATGAAACGTATGATGATATAACCATATTTGGTGACCAAAATATATTTGTTACTATACAAACAAGTATTACTTTTAACAATGGAGATAATGTAGCTGCTTCAAGGTTTATAAGTGCATGGTTAACAGATGGAAGAAGTGCAGTATTAAATACATGGCAAAGAAATGGGTCTGGAACAACAGCTACTATATTTGAACTTGTATCAGAAGATGTTGGCGTAGATGAGTTATACAATCAGTTAAACATAAGTGGTAATTTTAAGAGCATAGGATATGATTTACTTTCTAAATTCTCTTATTCTTATGCAACTGGAGTTGCTGCTAAAAATTATATACTAACATCTTTTAAATGGGATTTAAGAAAAGGTGCTCAAGATGTAAATATGTTTGCTATTAACTTTGGATTAACTACTAATATTGTTAGAAACATCTATTTAAACACAAATAAATAAAAATATAAAATGTCGATTAGTCTTGGAAATAATATGGTTCTTTATCGCAATTCAGTATCTGCTGGTAATGTTTTTGGTGCGTCTACAAATTGCACTTTTTCAGTAAATACTGAGTTTATAGATATAACAACAGCTCCTACTGGAACTTATACTCAAATTTTACCTACATCAACATCATTTGAAATTACTGCTGATGGTTTTGTAACATTGTTTTTTACAAGTTATTATGATTTATTGATAGCACAAAAAAACAGAACATTATTAAATGTAAAATTTCAGATTCTTAATTCTGCTGGTAATATTACTATAAATGCTGATGTATATATAACATCAATAAGTTTAACTGGCCCAGCCGAGGGTGCTGGTACCTATTCGGTAACTTTACAAGGCACTGGCCCTTATGATTTTGTATAAAAATAAAAATATAATAAAATGTCACTTAACGGAACAAATATAATTTTAAGAAAAAGCGGTGTTGTATTTGCAGCTTCTACATCATGTTCGTTAGAGGTATCATCAGACCAAGTTGATGTTACAAATAAATCTTCTGGGTTTAGAAAAGAATATGTTTATGGGTTTAAATCATTTACAATTAATTGTGAAGGGCTTATCACATTAGACAACTATGACTATTTTGATATGCTTACAGACCAAGAAAACAATACTTTACTTTCTGTAACATTTACAGTCGGAGCTAAAGTATTTTCTGGCAGTTGCAATATTGAATCAATTTCAGTTGATGGCCCAGTAGAAGGAGTTGCTACTTATTCTGTAACACTACAAGGAACTGGAGATTATACTTTAGCGTAATATGAAACATCTTAGAGACTATATACTTATTATTGGCTTCTTTTTCTTAGGCGTATTTGCCTATGAGTCATTTCACAAAACCGATAAAAAGGCTGACTTTAGTGATATGAGTAACTACAATAAGATTAAGGAGATACATGATACTGTGTACTTAAAAACGTACAGAAATCGGTACATAAAGGGAGATTCTATCCCTTTTGTCATTATAGATGTTGATACGACCACTATTCATGACACAGCTTTTATCATGTACGATTACAACGTAAGCAGGGCTTATTCTGACACTATTAATCAAGATTCTAATATCTTTGTGATTAATGATACTATCAGCCAAAATCGTATCAAATCGAGGTCTTTTGAGTCCAAGATTACCGAAAAAACCATCTATGTTAAGGAGTATTATGCAGAGAAAGCTAAGTATAGGCTTTATTACGGCATAAGAGGCGATTTTAGCCAATCTAATGGGTTAGAAGTACTAAGTCCTGGTTTGATGCTAAATGCCAAAAATAAGGCTCTAATAGGTCTTAATCTTAATATTAATAAAAATAACAATATGAGTTACTCTGGTAGCTTATATTTTAAAATAGGTAGAAAGTGATAAAGTTTATAAAGGATATGTTTTCTGGAGGTTCAGAAGTTAGCTCAAAAAGAGTAGCTGGTATGATTTCTTTGTTATGTGCAATAACTGGAATATTTGCAGCGTTATTATCTCAAACTGCTTTTGATTCATTATTGATGTATTCTGCTACTTTATTGTCAGCAAGTGTAGTAACAACAATCTTTAACAAGAAATAACCATGTCAAACTTTAACGATTTGAATTCAGATTTAACTCCAGTAGGAATAACATTTACAGCCGTATCATGGCTTAATATTTTTGGGATTGTGCAAATCAATCCTTTGCTACAATCAATAGTTTATTTAATGACTATTGCTTGGTTAGGAATGCAGATGTACGGCTTCTTAAAAAAGCAGTTTAATAAAAAATCCTAATTTAGTGCTCCATGAGACTAACAGCACATTTTACTTTAGCAGAATTTACTCGTAGCGAATCAGCTAAAAGACATGGTGTGTCTAATCAGCCAACCCCAGAACATATACAAAATATCAAAATACTTTGCGAAAGAGTATTAGAGCCTATTAGAATGAAGTTCGGCCCTCTCATTTTATCATCTGGATATAGAAGTAAAGTTCTCAATCATTACATTGGAGGCAGCTTAAAATCACAACATTGCGAGGGAAAAGCGGCAGACCTGGATATGGATGGTGTGGATGGTGTAACAAACAAAGAGATTTTTGAATACATAAAGAACGAGCTTGAATTTGACCAACTAATAAATGAGTTTAATTACTCATGGATTCATGTAAGCTACAACTTAGGCAAAAACAGAAAGCAAGTATTAGATGCTTTAAAAGTAAATAATAAAACTGTTTATGCTATTCACAGAGACTAACCAAACCAACCAATATGGCATCGAAAAAAAATGTGCTTGTCATAGGAGATACGCACGAACCATTCTGTCACCCACTTTATAGGAACTTTTGCCTTGAAGTGTATAACAAGTTTCAATGCTCCGAAGTTGTACATATCGGAGATGAAGTAGACAATCACGCAATCTCTTATCACGAATCTAAGCCAGACGGTCATGGAGCTGGATATGAGGCTGATTTAGCTCAAGCAGCTATGTATAAATGGTACAAGGCTTTCCCAAATGTTAAAGTCTGTATCGGTAACCACTCAGCCCTACATAAAAGAAAGGCTCAAACAAGCGGTTTACCAGAACGATTCATCAAATCATACGAACAAGCATGGGATGCTCCTAAAGGATGGAAATGGGCCTTAGAATGGGAAATAGACGGAGTTCTATATACTCATGGCACTGGTAGTTCTGGACAAGCTGGTGCAATCAATAGAGCAAGAGATGCCAGGCAATCAACTGTTATAGGTCATATTCATAGTTTTGGTGGTGTTTTATACTCATCATCTGATAAGGACATGATATTCGGCATGAACGTAGGATGTGGTATCGATATTGATGCCTATGCTATGGAGTATTCACGACCTTTCCCCAAAAGACCAACATTAGGCTGCGGAGTGGTGTTAGATGGCGGAAGAGTTGCTATATTTGTTCCAATGCCATTAGGCAGTAAGATTATTAGGTTACCTAAAAAGTAACAATAGCTTAGTAAATATTTTAAAGTGTGTATTACATTGATTACCAATGCAGTATGCACTTTTTATTTCAGTATTATTTAAATCGTAAATTTGTATGAACAGAGAATTAGACGTAAAGATTAACCAATTAATGAAGGAGAAAAGCAATTTAGAAGCAAGGCTTGAATTGATTGTTAGAGAATTGCGACTTACTGTTCTTAAAAATAGTATCAAAAATGTTAATGCACATCATACAACTGACAGAAGATGAAGATGAAAGCTATGAGTTCCAAGATAATTCAGAGGAATCAGATGCTTATATCAACATATATCAAGTAGTTAGCGTTACTGCAGATGAGGAAAATGATGAAAGGTGCTTTGTGTATATGACAAATGAGGACTACTTCTATGTCAATGAATCTATCAATAGTTTTATAATGAGGTATCAAGCTATGCTTTACGGCTCAGTATTAACTAAATTTTATGATAGTTCTAATAAACAGAATTAAGATGCTCTCTCATAGGTGTTTGGTTGGTTTTGGTGAAGGCTCCAGGTAAAATCTGGGGCTTTTTTTATAATAAAGAACCCCCCATAAGAATATGGAGGGCCACCTATTTATCTACAAAACACAACACTTTACTTTTTTTGGTACTCTTTGACTGCAAATGTAACTAATCCTACAATAGAAAGTACATATAAACCTCTAAAGGTTAAATGCCAATATATAGGATTCCATTCTGCGATTAAGAAAGCAAATGGTATATAAACCATTACCATTAGTGCTAATAAACCAATCATTGCTTCAAGTATATTTTTCATAATAGTTAATTTAGAAAGGTAATTTTTCTTTTACTTCGCCATCTGGCTTCCATGGGTCAATTTCTACATAGAAATCTGATTCACCAGGATTGTGTGACTTCTTCATCTTTACTAAGATGTTAGCCCATCCTTTGTTATCTTTAGCAAAGTCATTTAACTTTTGTAAGTCATCTGGCCCTAAAGAGATTTTTCTTAAACTACCGAATGCTGTTGTTAGTGTAAAGCATCTCCCAAGGTAGAGTTCTTTTGATTTAGACATTTTGTTTGGTTTTTATTGTTATAAACTTTTTTTTAATTGCTCTTTTAACTTAGTGAGGTAAAGACTAAAGTCTAATGCCTCTTCTATAGCGTGTTCAATCCATTGTTCTGTTATTAGGTCATTTCTGTCAAGGTCGGTTCCGTATTTCTCAAAGCCAATCCTTGCTCTGTCTTTTAAACGATTGATAACATTCTCAACGACTGAATCGTACTCGTAGTTATTCTGCATCTTTTTTATATTTTTTTACTTGTGCTTTTAAGGCTTCTCTCCACTTTAAGTCTACAGTACCATCATCCAAGATGTCTTGAATAAGCTGTATTGTCTCGTTAGATACAAACTCTTTAGCTTTCTTTGTAGCTTTTGCTACTTTCTCTGCCTTGTTTTCAAACTCTAAATTTTCCATATTGTAATAATCTTTGTTTATTAATTCACCTAATTTTTCCATAAATTCCATAGATGTTGTTTATCTGCCCTGGCCTCTATATTGTTTAGGCTTCGGACTGTGTTTATTGTAAGATTTTTTAGCCCTACCCATTTTACGTTTGCCGAAATTCTTTTTCTGATTCCCTCCAGCTGAAGATTTTAGTTTCGCCATCTTTAAATATTTCTAATTTTATTGTTTCATCTGATGTCTGGCTACATAACATACTTGCTCCTCCTGCTAATCCTAACTGAGTTAAAAAAGTAAACTGCTCTGGACTAATCCTATCGCCTAACTTCTTAATCTCACAAGCTACAAACTGACCATGTTTCTTATCATAACCGATTATATCTGGAACTCCTTTCCTCCCAATAAACGCCCTACCTTTTACAGCAAGGTTATTATTTCTCCATACTTCCATCCCTTTTTGTCCTAAATAGTCAATCATCATTTTGGTCAGCTCGGAAGCTGTTTTGTATGTTGCCATAAACCAAAGTTACAATATATTTATATATATTATACATAACGAATCATCTCTTCTATTGGAACTTGCACATATTTGACGTTTCCTTCGACCTTAGTATTGTTAACTCTAAAGTACCTACGAGCCTTTTTTCTTAACATTTCTGACCTCATAAAGTATATCCTATCCCTTAAATCAAAGTTAATAGCAAAGAACTCTACGTTTTTATCAGCTATACCAGATGGTTGGTTGTCTCTCTCGTATTCTAACCACATAAATCCATCTAACAATGCTGTAGGCATCTGTATTACTAAAATCTTTGTGTTCTTAGCAAACAACTTAATAGCTTGATAGGTACCATCAGCATTACGAGCCTCTTCTATCTCGAACTTACGTCTGTTCCTATAACCATTATGCTTACCCATTAGAATAATCTATAAATGTCATTGTTTCTGGTAAAAATCTAAGAGGCAAGTTTTTTGTTGTGCCATGTCTGTTCTTCTCAACCTTACAGATAACTAAATCATTAGTAGCGTATTCTGTTCCACCAATTTCTATTGGGTTTGTCATCTCATAGTAATTAGGCCTCATTAGCATAATAACTGCATCAGCATCTTGCTCAATAGAACCAGATTCTCTTAGGTCTGATAGCTGTGGCATCTTATCTCCTCGTTCCTCTACTCTACGAGATAATTGAGATAGGGCGATAATGGGTACTTGTAACTCTTTTGCTAAGGATTTAAGGCTTCTGCTTATTAAACTTACCTCCTGCTCTCGGTTTTGGTTGTTTTTACCTTGTCCACTCATAAGCTGTAGGTAGTCGATAAAGATTACTTTAATGCCATACTTCTGCTTCATAATGGTTGCCTTTGCTCTAAGTTGCGAAATACTTATACCGCCCATATCTTCAATATGTAGAG